TCTTGGAATGCAGATACAAGCAACGGTAAGATTTCATCTTTTTACCGCGAAAGTGCCACGATTCCGATTAAAGTGACAGTGACAGCGGATACAGAGGAGACGTTTAGAGAAGTAATTGAGAATTTTTATTCGATTGTGGAGAAAGATGTCTTAAACAGAATCCCCGGGAAATTGTATGTTGGAGAACAGTATATGAGTTGCTATATTTCCGGGGATATAAAATCAGATGTTTTCCTGAAAGTGTTTATTCAGGTTAAAAATCTTACAGTTGTGACAGATAATCCATTTTGGATAAAAGAAACAGAATTTAATTTTAAGATAACTGATATCACATCGACTGACAATAAGCGATACCCTTATAAGTATCCATATCGTTACGCGAACGGAATGAATAATACATATATTATCAATCCGCATTTTACAGAAGCAAACTTTAAACTGAGAATATATGGACCGGTTGTTAATCCACAGGTCGGCATCGGCGGATATCCGTATCTCGTAAATATCATGCTGGAAAAAGGAGAATATCTTGAAATTAACAGCATGAAAGAAACAGTGGAGAAAGTAGCTGTAAATGGAGAGCGTGAAAGTGTTTTTCATAACCGTGCAAAAAAGAAGAGTATTTTTAAGAAAGTCCCTCCAGGAAAACAGGAAATCGTATGGCCAGGAACGTTTGATTTTGACTTGCTGATCTACGAAGAGAGGAGCGAACCAAAGTGTCAGAATTAAAATTTATTGCAGCTACTCCCTTTGGAGAGGAAATTGACTACATGAGCGAGGTGTGTGAGATTGATGTTGATTTAGGTGATACGAATGACTTCCAATTCCAGTTGCCAGTTTCCGAATGGACAAAGAGAAAGTATTGGTATGAGAATCGTATTTTTATACCTGATACAGAGTACGGCGGGATCATTGACGATATACAGTCTGATGGATATGAGCTGACCTTTGGTGGATTGACATGGAGAGGTCTGCTTACGAAAAAAATTGTAGAGCCACCGACTGGGAAAGACCACCTTGTGCTGAATGGAGAATTAAATAGTATATTGAGAGAATTGATAAAGGACCGATTCGATGGTCTTTTTTTTGTTCCGGAAATCTCTACTGATGTAGCGGTTAAGGATTGGCAAGTGGATAGGTATGTGACGTTATATGATGCAATTACAAAGCTACTGACAGCTTATAAGCATCGTTTACAGATATCTTATATAGAGCCTGATGGACTTGATTACGGATATGTAAGCCTTCAAGCTGTTCCGATTACGGACTTTTCAGAAGAACTAGAGTATTCGCAGGAATCCGAACAGATATCTCTTACAATAGAAGATTACAGGGGCGGAATAAATCATTTGGTTTGTGCCGGCGAGGGACAAAACGAAGAACGTGTGGTATTACATCTTTACGTGCAAGAAGATGGTAGTATTGGCAAGACGCAGTTTTATAAAGGCTTGGCGGAGCGTGCAGCGGTTTATGATTTTTCAAGTGCAGATCTAGCACAACTGGAAAAAGATGGAACAAGCCGATTAAAAGAACTGCAGAACTACAAAAAATGCAATCTTGCAGTAGACGATGGAGACTACGAAATTGGAGACATTATCGCTGGTTACGACACCGTGACAGAAACATACGTACAAAAGCCGATTATCGGAAAGATACTGAATATACAAGGAAACACTGTGAAAATCGAATATAGAGTAAAAGGAGATGATTAGATGGGATTTAAAGGACTTACGTTGAATACACCGCCGGAAGAGACAGCACATATTTACGCAGAAGACGATGCTGCTATCTTCCAGTCTATTGCGGGGGGAGATGGAGTATTCACGCTCGGCCAGCAGTGTAAGGCAACTACACTCAGCAACAACAAAGTGAGAATTGCAGATGGTGTTCTGATTGTAGGTGGACATTTTGCGAGAATACCGTATGGAGAATACGAGGACTGCGAAATTGAAAATGGAGAGTCAGGAAAGAAAAGAAATGACATTATTGTGGCAGTATTTGAAACAACCGGAACAGGCGGAATTGATAAGATGCATTGCACTGTTAAAAAAGGAGTTGCAGGGTCTACCGCGGTAGATCCGGAGCTTAAGCAGGACGATATTTACAACAACGGAAAAATCAGAGAGTTACCTCTTTACAGGGTAAAAATCGAAGGATTAAGTATCGTTGCTGTAGAGCAAATGTTTAAACTAAAATCTGATATGTCTACGCTAAATAAAAGTTTGTCTGATATTAAAGACCACGTCACCGAGAGTGGCAAAACGCAAATAGGCTCTACCGGAAGGTATAACTACTACGAAAAGTACGCAAGTGGAAAGCTAGTGCAGTGGGGAGTAGCAAACTACTCGTATACGGAAGGTTTTGGAAGAATGACTTATCCAATACCTTTTTCCGGAAGTACAGATAATTATATGCTGTTTGTGCAAGGACAATATATGTCCGGGAAAGTTGTCGAGATAATGGTAGCATCTAAACATTCAAACAGCCAAGGGTATGCGTATGCTCTATATTCCGATAACAAAAGACCCGATACACATAATTTTGACTGGTACGCAATTGGACGATGGAAGTAGAAAGGAGAACAGTATGGAATTAATTTTTGCAGATGCAACAAAAATACAAATTCAGTCAGCACAGGAGACAGGCGAAAAATTAGAAATTAAGGTTATACAAGTTGCGCCAGCGCAATTGCGGGAACTCTTCACAGACCCGGTAAAGACAAAAATCATGCGCATCACAGAACGCGAACAAAATATTGCCGAATACGAGGGCTATACGGAGTTTTACCGCACGGAAGAGTACACAGGTGGAATTTATGGTGTAGTTATTAATCAAGTTGGAAAGAGTTCGGAAGAACGGATAAAACAGCTTGAAACGGAAAACGCAGCGTTAAAAGAAGCCTTAGTAAATGCAAATACGCAGATTACAGACCTGCAGGGTGCCATCTGCGAACTATACGAAATGGGGGTGCAGAAATGATCTACATTGCGAAAGTGTATGCGGATTTAATCCGGAAAGAAGAAAAGAATATCGAAGACGTACCTGAGAAAATCCGAGAACAGGTAAGAGAAATCCTCGCAGATCAGGAGGGATAAGATGGTAATAGCAAATTTTAAAAACGACAGCCATCCGATTGTGTACGGGGCGTCACAATGGAATTACGGAGAAGTGTTGCGAATACAAGGGCTGAATCTTCCGAAAGCGATAGAAATCCACTTCTCGTTAGAAAAAACTGCAGGACAGGCGATACCACGAATCGGCACAACGAAAGA